GGGCGCTTTTACCAACTAGATTGGGTGAGCGCTTCAATGATGACGGAACATCGCAGTATGAAGCGATTACGCACGTTTATTATTTTGGTAAGTGGGCTTTTGTGACAGGGTTGACAGATACGCTGCGCAGAAGTCTAGTAAATGAGCTTATAACAAAGCTTCACGTTAACTGTGTGATGAAGCTTCACTACTACTCGAAGTCTGACTTGGTTGTGTGGAGGCTATACTCAACAGAGCGAGGAAGTGTTAGAGCAGAGTTGTTATGAAATCAGGCAGCAAGACTTGCAGGGTGGGCACGGTTGAAGTTACCCACAAAGGCAAGCGCAGAGGAAGAAAGAAAATGCTTTCACCAGAAGAATTGAAAGGCAAAGCCCAGGAATACGTTGATTCTTGCACAGAAGAAAGCAGGCCCACTCGCGTTGGGCTTTTCCGGTTTATGGGCTTCAAGACTAAGCAGTCATTTTTCGATTACATGAAAGACCCTGAGTATAAATACGTGCTAGAAGAAGCATTATTTATGATTGAGGGGCAGTACGAGCAGCAACTTGCTAATGGTCGAGGTGATGGCGGTATTGTGTTTGCGCTTAAACAGTATGGCTGGGATGATAAGCAGCAAATCGAACACAGCGAAAAAGTAGTCGATACTGGCGAGAATGAATGGTAAACCTAGCCGATTTTAGGCGGCACGTAAAAGAGAAGTCACCCGCCTTTGTTCCGCTATTCAAAGATAACAGTCGCTACCAAGTCGCGTGGGGCGGCGCTGGCTGTGTGCATCCTGAAACCAAGATACACACAGAGTTTGGGCTTATGCGTATTTGCGATATAAATCGACCAATGCGCGTTCTAAGTTGGAATGAGAAAAGTCAAAAATTCCAGCTTTCTCTAAGTGGTGGGAGCTTCCCAAAAGGAAGGGCGAATCTATACCGAATTGTAACGCAGCGCGGAGAATTTCGAGCAAGCGGACATCACCTTGTTTTACTTTCAACAGGTGAGTATCGACGCGTCGATGAGTTAAAGACTTACGACGAGATAAGTCAAGCGAATGCAACCCCTCTTTCGACCATTGAGGAATCTTGCCTGAAATTGTCTGAGAAAGATGCTCCGCGTTACTCTCAAAAAGCCTTAGATTATCTGGGTGATTATGCAAACGAATGCCGTCGATATGATCCACTACCTCATGAGGAAGGAGATTACGCGATATTTTCTGAGCCATCACAAGGCGATGCTCTAAAATGCGACCATTCTTGTTTGACATCACCTTGTATTGAACAGGGCAAATCACAGTCGCATAACCATCTTTGTTTATGTGGCGACCGCATTTGTAAAACTTATTGCGATGAGATGGAACAACAGACTGAGAGCGGCGGGGCAAGTCATAGCGAAGCATCATCTTTTGAATATACTTCGGGTTCTCGTTTAGAATGTCAGCTATCTCGCCAGACGAACGGACACCATCGCACAGCGGAACAATCTTATCAAAACGAGCTTTGGCGGCGGGATTCTTCGGGTGATTCATATAAACCTCCTACAGTTAATGATTCATCTATATTATCCCGCTCCACCCATATATTGTCAATAGATAAGGTAGAGCTATCAGAGTATTGGTGTATGCAAGTCTTAGATACCAATAACTATGTATCTGAGGATGGAGCCATACATCACAACAGTGGCAAATCTCACATCGTTGCCCGTAAAATCCTATATCGCACAGTTAAAGAAATTGAGAAGCCTCACAAGTTTCTCATAGTGCGTAAAGTTAACCGCACTATAAAGCGTTCAGTGTTCACGCTATTCCGCAACCTCATATCACTATGGGGATTGTATGACGAGTTTGACGTTAACCTCACAGACTTAACCATAACATACAAGAAAAACGGCGCTCAATTGATGTTTACGGGGATGGATGACCCCGAAAAGCTGAAATCAATCGAGGGCGTAACTGGTGTATGGATGGAAGAGGCCACGGAATTCACGCAAGAGGATTTCGAGCAGCTAGATTTGCGTTTACGTGGCGAGACCTTGTATGCAAAGCAAATCATGCTCACGCTAAACCCCATCAGTGAACAGCACTGGATTAAACGTGTATTCTTCGATGACCCAATAGACGGATGCTTCACTCTAAAAACTACCTATCTTGATAACGCATTTATCGATGCTGATTACAAGATGGTTATGGAGAACAAGAAGAAGACCAATCCGCGCTACTACAACACATACGCGCTTGGTAATTGGGGTACGGCTGAGGGGCTTGTATTTAATAACGTAGAACATAGGGCGTTTAAGCTAGAGGATGTTTGGCATCTTGATTGCGTCCAAGGCGGCGATTTCGGATTTGTAAACGATCCGACTGCATTCAATCAGACCTACGTAGATATGCAAAATAAAACCATCTATGTGTATGATGGATTCTACGAGAAAGGAATGAGCAACGAGCAGATTGCGGAGCGCATAAAGGAAATGCAGGCTCACAAGCACAATACGACATTTGATAGCGCAGAGCCTAAATCGATTAGCCGATTGCAAACGCTTGGTATTAAGTGCTCACCTGCTCAGAAAGGAAAAGATTCAATAAACGCTGGCATTGATTTTCTGCTAGAGTTTAAGATTGTGGTCAACGCTCATTTGGTCGAGTTTATGACAGAGTTTAATAACTATTGCTGGGATGTTGACAAGGAAGGTAAACAACTGAACAAGCCAGTTGATGACTTTAACCACTTTATCGACTCGTTGCGTTACGCAATGGAGAAGTATTCGAAACCGCAAGCAACAATCCGCGTAGGCAGGCGGCGAAGATAAATGATACACTAGGTAAAAATTAACCGGATTCGATAGCATGAAACCACACATCAAGCCCACGACGGGGCAATTAAAGCTTAATTCAGCATTGAAGCGATTGCCGTTTTACTCTGGTGTAGGTCACTTCACAGGCACAAAGCATGGTAAGGCGTACAGCGATTACGGTTATCCGTTGGCGCTGGATTTCTGGTTTTATTACTCAGTGTATAGACGTATCGGTTTGGCAAGGGCGGCAGTTAAGCGCCCTATTGATATGTGTTGGTTAACACCTCCAATGGTTAAGGCTAACGATGACGAAATAGACGAGCAATTCAAGAAGTTTGCCAAGCGCCTTAAAATGTGGCCTAAGCTTCGACAGGTTGACGACATGCAGTCAGTTGGGCATTACGCAGGGGTTATCGTGCGTGTTGCTGATGGGCTTACACTCGATAAACCTATGCATCGCACAACCATGGATAACATCATTGATTTGATGCCAGCGTGGGAAGGACAGTTGATACCAGGCAATCTAGACCTTGACCCGCAATCGCCACGTTATGGAATGCCGCTTCATTACACCTATCAGCAAAACGGTGTAAGACAATCAAGCCAGCGCGACGGAACAGAACAAATGACCATTCACCATAGCCGCGTATGGATATGGAATGAGGGTGCAGTAGGTAATACTATCTATGGCGAGTCATGCTTAGAGCCTATATACAATGCTTTGATGGACTGGGAAAAGGTGCGCGGTGCAGGTGCTGAGGGCTTCTGGAAAAAGGCAGCTATGCGAGCGGTGTTACAGGCTGCGGCCGATACTTCGGGCAGTGCGCCAAGTGATGATGAGATGGACGACCTAACTCAGGCCATTACAGACATGCAGGATAGCTTTGACGCTGTACCTTATCTAGGCGGCATGGAGTTAAAAGGTATCGGCGATAGCGGCTCTATAGCGGCAATCGATAAGGCTAGCCAGATAGCGCTAGAAGACGTTGCAGCAGGTCGCGGCTGGTCTGCTAAGGGTTTAGTGGGTGCTCAGACTGGTGTGCTAGCAGGTGAGCAAGATACAAGTATCGATAAACAGACCGCGCAGTCACGCCGTGAAAACTATCTGTCAATGCAAATGTATTCCATGCTTGAATGGCTAACCGAGTACACGGATTACGACGGTACGAATAAGATAGTTGAGTTTGACGACTTAACCGCAGCAGGTGACGAGGCTAAACTTAATCTAGCGCTGAAAATGGCTGAGATTAACACCAAGACCATGCAAGAGGTGTTCAATCCTAATCAAATGCTTGAGATTGCGGGTTATGAGAAAAAGCCGGAGTTTGAAGAAGTGATTGACGATGGTGTGGATGGTGAGCTTTGACACAGCGAATAGTACCAACCCGACTCGAAAAAGACCCAACCGGACAGGCTGGCAATCGCCTACGCGCAAAAGTTGACATCAGCAAGCGTGTGGAGCGGCTACGCGAACCTGTTTTGGCTATCCTTGACAGCTTCCCCGTTGAATCAATAACGGTTAACAAGACGCGGTACAACTACGATGTTAACCCACACCGCATTGCGGGCTTGTTCGATGAATTGCAAGCATTGTTTTATCAGGCGTTAGAGTTGGACGGGTTTAGTCGCGGGTGGTTTCTCAGTCAATACCTAGGCAAGGCATGGCAAGAGGGTACGACTAAGGCTTTCACACGACTAAATCAAGTGGCAGAATCAGCAGCGCCAAAAATAGCAGAGGTTATGCACCTTGATAGCGTGTTGACTTCGCCAGAATACGCAAGGCGCTTTGAGATTATCGCGGCTAGGGCTTTCGAAAGTATGAAAGGGTTCGCAGGTCAAGCGGCTAATGATTTAGGTCGAATACTTGGCGAAGGCGTTGCGCTAGGACAATCACCCCGTACGATAGCGCGTGATATTCGCAAGACGTTTGACCAGATTCAGGGTTATCGGGCTTTGCGTATTGCTAGGACTGAGGTTAACAACTCATTTAAAGAAGCGCGTTACGAGGAAACGAAAGACGTTAGGGATAGGTTGGGTTTGGAGGTTCGAGTTATGCATGTGTCGGCACTGGTGGAAAACACACGACCTTCACACGCTGCGAGGCATGGAAAGATATATACACTTGAAGATGAAAGAGAGTGGCAGAATGAGGGCGCAAACTTAATTAATTGCCTTTGCTCCACCGTCGAAGTGGTATTAGTCAACGGCGAGCCAACACAAAAGAAATTAATTGAAAGACAAAGAAAGCGTGGTGAAATGTTCTTTGCAATGTATCCAGAGAAAGCGTAGCGGATTAATAAAAATCCGCATCGCAGTGGGTTTCTGTTTTGTAATACGGATTATCATTAAACATATTCGCAAGTTGTCGAATCTGCTCAATAGTAAAGGCGGCTGCACCACCTATATTGATGGTCAATGTTCGGGTTTCTTTGTTCATCCTTTGCCTCAACCTTTCAGGCGTTAACTTTGGCTTTGGTTTAAATTTCATAAAGAGACCACCAGAAATCCCAAAACAAACCCAATAAATGTACACATAAACCCCAATAATATGGTGTCACCCATACTGAAAGATGTGCTATCTCCCTCAATAATCTCTTTTAGTGATGAACTTTCGCTTTCTCTTGCTATATCCCTGATGAACTGCAAAGCAATTAAGTCAGCGGTTGACTCTATTCCGTCGTATCCGTAGCTATAATCACAACTTGGCAAGCCATCTCTTATTGTCTGCCTTGCTTTTATTCTTGGTTTCATATCAACACCCATGCGGCAAATAGCCGTAAATTTCTTCGTATGTCTTATCGAATTCGCCATTCATAGCATCTAACCAATGTTCACTATACTCTGCCTGCATACATTGATATATCACAACACTCATAGATAGTTTGCTCATGAATTCTATTGATAAATTATGTTGGTAGCTCATTTCAACCTAACCTTGACGCCTTGTTTGGCGAAGTTTTGGAGTTGCTCACTTAGGTTTTTGCACAATTCGACTTTGCACTTCTGCCTTGGTATTTCTGGAGGTACTCCTTTGTGCCGCTTAAATTTCTTCACACTTTCTCCTTCGTCTTTTTCAAACAGTATTGGCGCATCGTTCATAAGCTCTCTTGCCACAAGGCCAAGCACAAAAGAAGCCCCTGCAATTACTGCTGTTATTTCTGTGTCAATCACTCCCAAACCTCCTTAAACTCATTTAAAAATTTACGCTCATCTGCATCTAGGCGGCGTTGATGCAAACGCTTGGTTTCGTCAATTGCTGCCTGTTTTGCTTTCTTTCGCATGTTGATGACTTGCTTTGGGGTTTTTAGGTTAATGACTTAACACTCCCTTTAGTCTTAATGTAAACCTCACCCTTATCATTAATGTGGGCATCGTTATCAATCCAGCGCTTTAATTGCTGCGGGTGGATACCTAGCTCTTTCCCTGCTGAGTGCAGATTAGGGTATTTTACTGTTAGTTTTTTAATTGGTGTCATTTTAAATACTCAAAGTTAATAGGAATCCAGTGGGTTACGGTGCATGTTCTATTTCCTCTGTCGTACCATTCTTCACCGTCAAAGTGCACGAAGTCAGGAGTCGCTCTGTTAATATCTCCGTAAGGCGCAACAAGCCCAATAACCTCGGTGTTAAATGAATCTAGGTCATTTATAGGTAAATCATGATTAACGCTGATCCAATTGACGTGCTTGCTCACTTCTGCATCTCCTTTAACCATGCATTAAACGACTTTGCGCATGAACTGCAAAGCTCATAATGGTCGCAATGATTGTTAACCTTTGAACCGCTAAAGTCGTGAAGCGCTTCATCAGTTGTAAGTGTAAAGTCATCGTGCTCGCTCTTTTTTAATTCAGCCGAGCAGATATCACAAAAATACTCCACTTGCTCAGGTATTACTTTCTTGCCCATATCAGTACCTATTAAATCTAAAAAATGAACCACAATACTCGTAAGAGAAAAAGCCAAGCCTTCTCACGCTTTTTACCCCGCTCTCATCAACCCCGTAAGCTTGCATCCATACCAGCGCCTTTGTCGGCGACGGCCTCCATGTCCTCGCTACAACTGGCAGCCATGCAAATTTGATGTTCATAACAATTTCAACTCCCATTTAGTAACCTCTGCGTACCAATCACGCAAAGCCTGCTCACGCGCACCCATTGCACGCAAATCTCTTATTTTACCCTTGCAGATAGCAATCTGCTCGTTTACCAACTCGTTAGACGCTTTAGTTAGCAGTTTGCGAACATTGTTGCGTCTAACGTGCGTACCTTGACAGCCTGAAGAGATTTCCTCAATCTCTTCGGCTGTTCTAATTTCGTTTACGTTGATTTTAGCCACTGGATACCCCTTAAGAGATAACCAGTGACATGCATTCTTCTTCAAGCTCTGCGTGAGCGATAAGGCTTTCAATTTCAGCTTTTAGGCTTGGCGCTGACATAGAAGAAATCTCAAAGCCAGCAGATTCAGCACAAGCTTTANTCAAAAAGAAATCCATTTTTTGAGAAAGCATTTTTAGAAGGTCGTTTAGTAGGTTTAAGTTAGTCATTTCTTTATCTCCTTGAGTTGATAAATCCAGTATACATCACACATTTGATACGTCAACACAAATCAGTGATTTATTTCACAACTACGACCAGTTAGTTGACCCCACAACCCATACGCGATACCATAGTGAAAAATAACCGTATTTATGGCTATGACAAAGCAATTAGTAACGATAGTTAATAGGGTAAATAACTCAGCAATTCGGCGTGAGCGTAACGAGCGCGGCGATTTGGTGTATATTGTGCCTAGTTATACATTGCCGGACAACGTGGTAATGAATGGCGGATTATACCCCGCTGAGGAAATCGAAAAAGGCTATGCAAGTCTTGAAGATACTCCTGCACCTATTGGGCATCCAACCGATGCACAAGGTAATTTCATCACTGCAAACAGCCCTGACGGTATTCTGTATTATCAATGCGGTGTGTTTAACAAGAATGTTAAGCGTGTCGAGTGCGAGCAATACGGGCATCGCGTTTATGTTGAAAAGCATATCCACGTTGATACCGCCATGCAAACCGATCGCGGGCGCAGACTAATCGAAGCAATCGACACTAACCAGCCGATTCATACAAGCACGGGCGTACTGCTTAATCGTGTTAATGAGCAAGGCGTTTCCGCTAACGGCAAAGAGTACGCATGGAAGGCTGTGGGTTATGTGTTCGACCATGATGCTGTGCTCTTAGACGAAGACGGCGCAGCTACACCGGCAGACGGTGTGGGTATGATGGTTAATGCCAATCTATTCACACACGTACAGCATGACGGTCAACAGTTATCAGTTAATACCGCCGTGCTAGACGTAAATCAATCTTTTAATGACCTACGTGAAACGCTCCAAACTGAGATACAAAAGAGGTTTGGATATGACGAAAAGCACGTATGGCTTAATGACTTCGGTGACGATTACGCAGTATTTGAAGACGGTGAAACGTCTTACATGGTTAAATACATGCGTGATGGTGAATCAGTAATTATTGACGATACACTGGAAGAAGTAAAGCGTAAAACCATTTGGGAGCGCATTTCTTCGGGTGTTAAAAGTGTTCTAACCAGCTCATTTGTGGGCTTAACTTCAAACCAAGACGAGGGCAAAGATATGTTCAAAGAGCATATTATGAAGCAACTCAAAGCTAACAGTATCGACACAGCCAATATGGATGATGCCGCAATGCTAGAGGCTTACGAGTCAATGCTACAGGCGAATGCCGCCGAAACAACCGCACAGGGCGAGCAGAGCCAGCCCGACGTGCAAGCCATGGTTAATGAGGCAGTGAAAGCTGCTATGAAAGACATGAAAGACGACGAAGACGAGGAAGAAAAGAAAAAGCTAGCTGAAAAGCTTAAAGCTAATTCAATCGAATTGTCTGATTCTGAAATCAAAGCGCTTTCGGTTAACTCACTTAAAGCAATGCTACCAAAGCCAGCGGCTTTCGGTTTAGCGGGTGCGCAATCGCTAGAGGGTAACTCTGACGATTCTTACCTATCTGACACACTTCCAGAATAAGGGGGATTGGTAATGTCAAACACAGTTTATATTGGCCCTGCTGAGAGCCATCCTGACGTAACGGAAATGCCAGCATCAGTTGCCATTTCTCCGCGTGAGGTTTTAATTGAATCATCTGGTGAGTTCGCTCCGGCTGGTGCGGATGCTTCTGGCGTTGTTTATTTTGCGCTTGAGAATATTCTTGGTGAGGTAACCGAAGATTACGCAGTTGGCGAAACCGTACAAGGTGCGCGACCTAAATCTGGCGAATACTACGAGCTAACGCTTGCAGCATCGCAGACTATCGGGAAAGACGACGCGCTTACCACTGACGCATCTGGCAACTTGGTTGCTCTTGGCATTGGTACTAACGTAATTGCATACGCTGATGAAGCTGTTACTACCACTGGTAGCGCTGGCTCAATTCGCGTATACGTGAAATAAGGAGTAAGTAATGAGCTTATATCTTGATAAACAAATCATTGCTAACTCTGGCAATGCAAAAGCGCAATACAACCAAATCGTTAACATGCGTAAACTTCATGGCAACCGTGAAGCGAACCTTATCGGCGAGGCTGTATCTGCTGGCTTGATGGGTAACTCATTCCTAGCTGCTAACGCTGGTCGTGTACCACAAGATACTTATCGTGACTTTGACCGCACGATTAAGCGCGTAATGGCTGGTGATGAAGGTGCTAACATCGTTTCATTGCTACCGACTCGCTCGCTACCTGTTGGTAAAATCGTTGCTGAGTATGCGCAAGCGTCTGACTCTGGTATCGCACAAGCTACTATAAGTGGTCGTCAAGCTCACAAGCTAGACCGTGCAGCTTACGATTACGACGGCGCGCTGGTATTGATTCACGATGCCGCATTTGGCCGTCAATGGCGCGAAGTTGAAGCTATGCGTAGCGAAGACTTTGATGCGCTGCAAGATGACCAATCGAACACTGTTCGTGCGGTGCGTCGCAGCATATACGACCATGCGCTTAACGGCGTTGCTGATGTCCAGTACAAAGGCACAAAAGCTTACGGCATGAAGAACAGCCCTAACACGCAATCATTGCAGTTAGGCGCGGCAGGTG